ATCCCTCGGTAACCAGACAAGGGAAAAGACATCGGATTGCAGTCCTAAATAAGGATAGATTTTTCTCCGGTAGTTGCGAAAGAGTAGTGTATAAACTATAGTTAGGGTAGAATTAGCACACAGGTACGTGCGGTGAATTAACACCAGTCTTACTATCCTTGGGTCCCCAGAGTAGAATGGGAGTACTGCTAAAGTGAAATCCAAACTTGAAATTAATACCCACAAGGGGGTGAGCTATATCAAATTTAGAAATGTCAAAATATATATGTAAGTGTGGAGAGAGAGAAGATCTCCATAAAGTTAATATGGTAGTTATAGAAGGGAAGGTAAGGATTAAAGAAGCTTTATGTAAGTGTGGTGAATATATGGAGGAAGAAGATACTTCATTTCAGGGGTTCCCTAATTTAATTCGTACTGAACCAACATTAAATAAAAAAACTTCTTAAAATAGTTGGAGGTATAAAGAAATAGTTTATATATTTGCACAAACTAAAATATATATTATGAACTTTACACCAAACAGTAATTGGGTAGTAGTGCCAGACCCAACAATCACAGAAACAGAATCAGGTATTATATTAGATGAAGCTACTGCAATGCAGAATGCAAAAAAATCTAATATACTAGAAGTAATAAAGGCAGGTCCTAACTGCATCTTCGTAAAAGAAGGTGACACCGTTATGGTAGACCCTAGATCAGAGGCTATAAAAGCTAGAATAGATGATAAAGAATATCTATTAGTAGGAGAGCACCAGATACTGGGAAAGTGGTAAAGGGAGAAGTAACTATTTCCATAGCAGACTTTCAAGCTTTACTCGACTCTTCTATCAACGCTGATGAGATTACTAAATCTACAAAAACAGCTTCTAGAGAGATTCAGGTATTCTTAAGTTATCTGCATACACAGTTAGATTTAACTCCACATATAGATTCTTTTAACAGACAGTCTACTAAATCCAAAATAATCATTGAAGATACCAATAAAATTAAAATAAAGTTTAATGAAGAATAAATTATTATACCTAATACATAGATTAGGATTTCATAATTGTAATTGCAGAAGAAGAATATTTACAACTAGGGAAGACTATATATGTTTAATAACAGGAAACTCACATAAAAAATTTACACTATGACACAGGCAAGTTTAAGAGATCAGTTAAAAAGAAGTAAAACTGTAAGAGGTAGAAGATGGGTAGTTAAAAGAGATCTTAATAGAGATATAAAAGAAGTAAAAATGATATATAATCCAGAAGAGTATGAACAATTCAGTGCCTCGAAACCAATGGTAGGTGATAAGGCATTACTTGAAATATTAGAAAAAAATTATGAAGACAAAAAAATTAAGGCTTAACATAGATAGTACTTATAAGTATCTCCAATTATGGAATGGAATATTTAATTTAACTAACAAGGAACTTTCTATTTTATCTACTTTTATAGATACACACATAAAAGAGAAAGATACTAATCTATGTAGTAACGCTATTAAAAAAACTGTAGCATCTATAATAGGGATAAAAGATCCAAACACATTAAATAACTATATTAAAAAGTATAAAGATAAAAAAGCTATTATCAAGAAGGATAAGATTTATAGTTTAAATCCTATGCTAGACCCAGCTACAGATGTGGTAGAGATAACAATAGTAAGAAATGTCTGAGAGAATACGACATCTAGTAATATCAGTTTTTGAAGTAGAAGATTATTTACGGATAGTTGTTTTTCAAGACGTAGAGGGAAATTATTTAACAATGAATATAGAACAATATATAGAAGAATATTATGACTGAAAAAAAGAAAGAAGTAGAAGAAGTAAAACCCCCATCGCTAATTCAAATGATAAAGAATTTTGGGAAAGAGTATAAAAAATGGGCAAAAGAAGGACACCCAACATTAAGTGCGGCAGATTATACTGAAAGATTAACTGCCTGTAAAGCGTGTCCGCATTTAATTGCAGATAAAATGAGATGTGGTAAATGTGGGTGTATGGTAGAACATAAAGCAAAGTGGAGAACAACTACATGTCCAGATGATCCTCAAAGATGGAAATCACAAGACCCTACTCCAAAAACTAGAGCAGAAGCAGCTTTAAGAGAACAACAAAGGAAGTTAGCAGAGGCTGACGCTGCTGGAAAGATGGATAGACCACCAGGCCCAAGACAAAGTCCTGATGAAAGAGGTGTAGAATATACAGACTTTGAAGATGTCTAAACGGTTAATTATTTATAAATTAGCAAATAAATATAATCTACCTTTACAAAAGATAGAAGAAATTATAAACTTTCAGTTTAAATATGTTACTGAAGTAATGAAAGAGGGAAATTTTGATAGTATTAGATTACCATATTTTGGTAAGTTCTCTGCAAACAAACATAGAATAAAATATATAACAGATCTTAAAAACAAAAAAGATGGCAAAAATTAAATACAGTCCAAAATTTATTAAAATACGTGATATAGTAATTAGAAAATCTACTAGAACAATGGATAATCCAGATTATAAGTATGACTGGAACTTATTACGAGAAGATTTATTAAAAGATGGGCTACAAGAGTGTATACACGTAGAAGAACTAGACGGTAAATATTATCTTATTAATGGTCACCATAGACTACAAGTACTTACAAGAATACACGGAGAAGATTTAGAAGTACCAATAAGAATACAATCAAACTCTGAAAAATATAGACCTGAAGATAATGGATGATTTAATAACAATAGTTGATAATAAAGCTTGTATTTCTGGGTATGCTAAAACTATAACTGAATTTAAAAAATTAGATATTAAAGAAGCTGCCTATGTATACTTTATGGTAGATCATAAGTCTCCTTTTTCTGTGTATGAGTGGGAGCAACGTGATATTGAAGTAAAAAATAGTATCTTTGGCGAGAAAAATACTTTTAAACCAAGTAGTAAACTACTAGCTGCTTGTGATAAATATGATAAGCTTATTGAAACCTCAGCAGTACGATTATTAAAAGCTGCAAGAACGTCAATAGTAAAGTTAGAGAAATATTTTAGAAAGATAGACCTACATATAATGGATGATAATGGTAAACCAATATTTCATGCAAAAGATTTAATAGCTAACTTATCAAACATGGGTAAAGTAGTAGATGGTTTAACAAGATTAGAAGATATAGTTAAAAAAGAAGAACAAGCAGCTAACTCTAATAGAGGAGGCATTGAAGTAAATAAATACAGCACATAATGGATTTTTTGGAAGACTTAGAGTTATATAATACAGCAATGGAGAATGCATACAATCTTATTACTGATAAAATATCTTTAGACGATGTTTATATTGTAATGGATGATGAAGCAGAAGATATAGAATTTCCGTTACCGTTTAATCCATTTATGCATGAAGATATTACAAATGAAGAAATAGATCAGGTAATTGAGCATTTTAGCAACTTAGAACAGTACGAAAAATGTCAAGAACTTGTAAATTGTAAAATTCCAGAGAGTGTTACAGAATACTGATAGAGCTAGGCAGCCTGCTATTAAGTTTTTAACAGATGGTGTATATACTAATGCACTTCCTGGAACAAAAGACTACTATGATTACTGGGACCAAGAAAGACATAGATGTTTGTACGGATATACTATAGATGATTTACATATAACCGGATTCCATTATTTTTATTTAAATTATTGTCCAATAGATAGGGCAATAGATGAACAACTTCCAGACGGTACAATGCAATCTAGACGTGAGCGTAGTTTTCCAAGTTTTTATGACGGAGATTTTGAATACTTCCATGAAATAGATAAAGCTAGGGCAGATAATAAACATATGATTGTTTTAAAAGCAAGACGTAAGGGGTATTCTTACAAGGCTGGATCTATGTTAGCTCGTAATTATTTTTTCGTACGTAATTCTAAAAACTTTGTCTTTGCAGCGTCAAAAGAATTTTTAATTGGAGATGGACTACTATCTAAAGCATGGGAGTTCTTATCTTTTATTGATGATCATACTGCATGGTCACAGCCTCGTCTGAGAGATCGTGAAATGCATAAAATGTCCGGATATAAAAAGAAAGTAAATGGATTAGAGATTGAGATGGGCATGAAGTCTCAAATTATGGGGGTATCTCTGAAAGATAATCCAGATAAAGTGAGGGGAAAGGCGGGTGAGTTAGTATTCTTTGAAGAAGCTGGTTCATTCCCTGGACTCCTTAAAGCATGGGAGGTAACTATGCCAACAATGCGTCAAGGTAGTAAAACACTAGGATTAATGGTAGCATTTGGTACAGGTGGTACAGAAGGATCAGATTTTGAAGCAATGGAAGAGATATTTTATAATCCTGCTGCCTATGACTGTATGGAATATGAAAATGTGTGGGATTCAGGAGCAGTTGGAACAAAGTGTGGTTATTTCATACCTATACAAACAAATTTAGATGGATTCATAGACTCTCAAGGTAATTCTGAAAGAGATGCTGCTACAGAGTATGAAGAAATAATGAGGAATAAGAAGAAGGGTGCAGCCGATGCCAAATCACTTGACCAATACATCGCAGAGCACCCCTTCTCTCCTCAAGAAGCTACACTACAAGTCACAGCTAATTTATTTGATGTAGCATCTTTACAAGAACAGTATAACAGTGTGAAATCTAGAGGATTACACTCTATTGGAACTATAGGTAGTTTTTATTACGATCAAAACGAAGAAATTAAATTTAAAATAGACGGAGATTTAAAACAAATTATAAAATACCCACACAGAAAAGATGATGATACTACAGGAGGTATAGTTATATATGAATCTCCTTATAAAAATGATAAACAACAAGTACCTGTTAATCTATATATAATTTGTCATGATCCTTATGGACAAAATCAATCTGCAGATTCTATGTCTTTAGGAGCTGCATATGTACTTAAACGTCCTAACAATTTATCCCAACCAGATGATATAATTGTAGCTTCTTACGTGGGAAGACCATCTACGCAAGATGAGTATAATAGAAATTTGTTTATGTTAGCAGATTATTATGGATGTAAAATTGGATTTGAGAATGATCGAGGTGAGGTTATAGCATATGCTAAAAGACATAGAAAAATGCATAGACTACAAGAAGAGTTTGAAATGTTAGATAAAAAAGAATTACAATCAAGAACTGTAAAACGTCAATATGGTATGCATATGACAGAAGGTAGAAAAAGGCAAGGAGAAATATATATTAGAGATTGGTTAAACTCTCCTAGACGTAAAGATGAAAATGGTAAACAGGTATTAAATATGCATAAAATATATGACCCTGCTTTTTTAATGGAACTAATAAAATTTAATCACAAAGGTAACTTTGACCGTGTTATGGCGTTTATGATTGGAATGTTTCATACTAGGGAATTATATAATGCAGAGGTTAAGGACGTGTTAGAGGACAGATCACATGATAATTGGTTTGATAAAAACTTCTTTTAGTGATATATATATAAAATAGAACAAATAATTAAAGACAAGCAATAATTAAGAATAAAAATACGTAAATTTGTAGCTTATGGGATATGAAAAAATACCGAGACAAAAACTTCCAATGTCTAAAAAAACGGAAACATGGAGGAAAGAATGTGTAGAAGCTTATATAGATTTATCCGATCAAGGTACTGGGTATTCATCTACTAAAGAAGATCTAACACGATACTATGAATATTACAACGGTATAATTGATGAGGGCGATTATAGATACGTGCTACAACCTTACGGGAAATCAAGAAAAAACTTTCCTTCCCAAATGCGTAATTATCCCATAATTAAGCCTATAATTGATTTACTCTTAGGAGAAAAGTCTAAAAGACCCCTCAATTATACTGTTACAGTTCAAAACTCAGACACTGTTACTTTAAAAGAACAGGCTAAGAATGATATGTTAATGGAAAACTTTAAAAAGAATTTCGTAAACGAGCTTGGAACAAGAGGAGTAGAAACTGGAATGGACCCAATGGACATACAAGTTCCTGAGCATATTTTAGAATTATTTGAAGATTCATATGTAGATAATAGAGCTATTATGGGTCAGAAAGGTTTGAACTATATTATGTATCAAGCAGAATTAAAAGAAAAGTTTGGGAAAGCTTGGTTTCATTTTTTAGTTTCTGGGCAATGTTATACACACAGAGGTGTAAGAAATGGAGAAACATTTTATGAAGTATTAAACCCAGTAGATGTAGATTATGATTTAGATCCGGATTTAGATTATGTAGAAGATGGGGATTGGGCTTTAACTAGAAAATGGGCACATGCTTCTACCGTTGTAGATAATTACTATGATTATTTAACTGAAACACAAATACTAGAACTAGAAAATCCAACACATTCTGAAGCAGATAATTACTTTCTATATACAAGTAAGACAGGTAAAAATCCAAATGCATATAGAAATAGATTGATAGAAGTTATAAATGTATACTGGAAATCAAGAAAACGTATAGGCTTTATGGCATATACAGATCCAGTTACAGGTAATACAGAAGAACGAGAAGTAGAAGATGGATTTAGAATGAGTGCAGAGGAAAAAGAAGCAGGATCTGTTATTGAATGGTTATGGGTAAATGAAGTTTGGGAAGGAACTAGGATAGACGGAAGATTTCATATTAACATTAAGCCTGTACCTAATCAAAGAAAATCTATTGATAATTCTTCTACTTGTAAATTACCTATTAATGGTAGGCGTTATTCTGATGTAAACACATCTAATATTTCATTAGTACAATTAGGAATTCCTTACCAGTTAAATTATAATATTTATAAATATAGGTTAGAACTTGCAATTGCAAGAAGTAAAGATATTGTTGCTCAGTTTGATATTAACATGATCCCTAAAAAATGGGACATGGATAAATTCATGTATTATGTAGAGGGTACTGGTATTGCATGGGTAGATTATAATAAAGAAGGAATACAATTATCTCCTCAACATCAATCTGTTCTTGACATGTCTATTAAAACTATAGAGCAATATATAATTCTTCTTAATTCTATAATGGAGGAATGGGAAAAATTATCAGGAGTTAGTAGGCAAAGACAAGGAGAGATAGGTCAGTACGAAGGTAAATCTTCTTCACAACAAGCAATAGTTCAATCTTCACATATCACAGAAGATTTATTTAAGAAGTTTGAAGGCCTAGAAAAAAGAGATATGCAAGCGTTATTAGACTATTCAAAAGAAGCTTGGCACACTGGTAAACAAGGTATGTATGTAATGCCAGATGGAACACAGGAATTTTTATCTGTAGATACTATAGCTTATATGGAATCTAATTTTGGTGTGTTTGTTTCTAACTCAGGAAAAGACCAAGAAAAACTAGATATGATTAAAGGTATGTCTCAAGCTATGATTCAAAATGGATTACCTGCTTCAGCTGCTATGGAAATATTTGAGTCTGATAATTTTCCAACTATTAAAAGTAAAATTAAGAAGGCAGAAAAAGCTCAGGAAGAATTACAACAACAGCAAGAACAAGCTCAGCAACAACAAGCTGAAGCACAGATGAAAGCTGATAGAGAAAGACTTGAGCTAGAGCTTACAGAAAAACAGAAAGACAGAGATAATGCTATTAAGATAGCAATGATACAAGCTGAAGGAGCTGATATAGCGCAAAGTGTAGCTCAAAGTAGAAATGTTAAAGACTTTAGTACTAAATTAAGAGACCTTGATATTAAGAGCTTAGCCCAAAAAGAAGTTGAAAGATCTAACAAAGCAGATGAATCAATTAAGAGGGATCAAGTAAAAATAAAAGCAAAAGGAGATCAACTAAAATCTAAAACAGATAATAAAAAAATTGTGTCATCAGAGAAAATAGCTAAAAGTAAACCAAAATCATAGTGGAGGAAATTGATAAAATAGGTATTATAAAACAAGCTTTAGCTGAAGGCTATCAAGGTAATTTCACAGATCTTTTTGACCAACAGCTAGCGGAGATTCAGAAACAACAACAGCCTCAACAACAACAACAAGAGCAGCAACAACAAATGCAAGCTCCTTCACAACCTATGCCTGGAGGAATGGAAATGCCAGAACAAGTTAATGGTGACTTAGTGCAATCATATCAAGATGCTCCCCCTGGAATTTCTAACAATCCTACAGGAGAAAATGTTCCTGGAGTAGTTACCGATGCAAACTCTTATCAAGATGGTGGTATGTATAAGGTGTCTGACATGGTAGAGTATGAAAATGGAGGAGAAAAAAAAGCTCCTCAAATAAGCGATACTATAAAAAAACTACGCGAGGACGTTAAGACTATGGGGTGGAAAAGACAAGGTGGAGCAAGAAGTTATATGTCTAAATATGAGCATGGGGGTAAACATGAAGAAAAAACTGAAGGACAAAGAAGAAGAGAATTAAGTTCAGCAATAGCTAACGTATCTACAAATGATAGAGAGAAAAAAATATTAGAAGCAACTAATTTTGTAGAAAATAGTATGGGGTATAATCCTGCAGCTTATAATAGAAAGTATACTAACTCCCAAGCTTCTATTGATCCGATAATGTTAGAAGACCTATTTAATGAAAGAGTAGATGAAGACGGTAATAAACAAGGTCATAGTAGCACTCAAAAAAAATATTTTAAAAGATTTGAAGAGTTAGGATTACCATCAGATAAAGAAGGATTTAAAAAGGAGTTAAACTCGGATAATGCAGAAGCAGCTGTTGAAGCAATGAGAATGGTATATGGTAGAGTTCCAGAAGCAATACCAGAAATTACTGACACTGCAGGTATGTTTAATTATTATAATGACAACTACAGAAAAAACAATAAAATAAAAGACTTAACTAAATCCAAAGAAAGATTTTATGAGGGATATAAGATGAAATTCACAAAAGGTGGGTATAAATCTAAATATAATTTGTAATAGTGTTATATAATAAAGCAAATTCAAAAATTAAAACAACTATAGAATAAACCAATATAATTCGTAATTTTGTAAACTAAACCAATAAAACTATATATATGAACGAGAATGAAAAAATACAGCTAGACGACATCACGTTTGATGATGTTATCTCTGGAGAAGGAGTCTCAACGGCCCCTGAAGTTACTGAAGTAGATCCTAACATTAAGGCTGAGAAGCCAGAAGTAATAGCGGATGAACTTGAAAAAGACATAGAAGATAAAAAAGAAGAAGAAGTTAAACCAGATCAAAGCGATCCTGGAGATGAGCAAGTAGAAAAGATAGAAGAATCTTCTGATGACGTAGAGGAAAAAGAACAAACAGTTGTACTTGAAGTTTTAGAAAAATTAGGATTTGACACTGATGGTGTAGACTATGCTGATACTCCAGAAGGATTAGCTAGTTTAACTGAAGATGTAGCAAATCAATTAGCTGAAGAAAGAGTAGACGGTATGTTAGATAAATTTCCTTTAGTTAAAGATCATTTACAGTATGTTTTAAATGGAGGAGATTCACAACAGTTTATGCAAGCATATGATCCAGCTTTAGATTACAGTACTATGGAAGTTGGAGAAACTGATGTAAGAAGCCAGAAAGCTTTACTAGGAGATTACTTCGCAGTAAAAGGACATGATCAAGAATTCATTAAAGAATTATTAGAAGATTATGAAGACACTGGAAAACTTTATAATAAAGCAGTACAAGCAAAAACAGCTTTAGCAAAAGTACAAGGAGTACAAAGAGAACAATTAATGATAAAACAGAAAGAAACTGTTGCTGCAGAGCAGAAACAAATAACACAATATTGGGAAGGTGTGGCAGATACTCTTGAAAGCGGAAACGATTTTGCGGGAATGTCTATCCCAGAGAGAGAAAAGGGTAAATTTTATTCTTATCTTTCTGCTCCTATTAATAAGGACGGCCACACACAACGTGATTTAGATCATGGTAACGCGCCTATGGAAACTAAGTTAGCTATAGATTATTTAATGTATAAAGGATTTAATCTAGAGCAAATTATAAATACCAAAGCAACTACCAAAGCGACTAAATCCCTGAGAGAAAAGATTTCTAAGAACGAGGACAAAATAAAAAGTGCTCGCGCTAGAACTAGAAAGAAGAATACATCAGTAGACTTTGAAGATCTTGATCTTAGTAATTTGTAGACAATTTAAAAATTGTATTAATAACTTTAAAAATAATTAAAAAATGAGCGGAACAAACATTAGCGTGCAAAAATCGTATTACAACGACGCACAAATGACAGACATGAACAGTCTATCAAACGCGCTACTTGCTCGTCCAACGGAATTATCACCGATAATTACACACTTGGCTGGAAAAGATGACAAACGTTTTCCTCTATCTTTCTTAACGGAAGGAGTAGGGAATGCTAAATCTATAGACAATCTTGAGTATGAGTATCGAGTGAAAACTCATTCGTTGAAAACGAGACCAATTCAAGTAGCAAATGGAGGTGGTAATTTAGGTTTAGGAGGGGGAACTTTCAACCTTACATTTCCTGACAAACATTTCGTATTTCCTTACGTATTGATCAATTCAGTAGGTGAGCAAGTAAGAATTATGGGACAACCAATTGCCGCAGGCGGTAACTGGTCTTATCCTGTACAATTAGTTAACCCAGATTTAACTGCATCTTTATCTACAGGATTTAGTATAGGAGATCTTTGGGCTAAAATGTATGCACCGGTAGGAGTAGACTTCTCTAGAGGTAATGCTTCAAACTGGGAAACTCCAGGTAAAGTAAGAAATAAGATTGGAACAATCAGAAAATCTTACCACATGTCTGGAAATGCTAAAGATTTTGTAGCAGAATTTGCTTTACCTACTAAAGGTGGTGCAACTACAAAACTTTGGATGGACTACGAAGAGTACACACACATGCTTAACTTTAAAGAAGAATGTGAAATGTACTACTGGTACGGACAAAAAACTTATGATGCAGCAGGACAAACTTTAATGAATGACGAGAATGGACAGCCAGTAACAATTGGACCTGGTCTTCTTGAGCAAATCATCAATAAAGATACTTACTCTACTTTAACAGAGCAAAAGATCAAAAATATTATTGGAGATTTATTCTATGGTATGACTGATGCAGCACAAAAACAAGTAACTCTTTATACTGGTACAGGTGGTGCTAGAGAATTTGATGAGGCACTTAAATCTCATTTTTCAGGAGCTTCAGGCTTATGGAAAGTTGGAGGAGAGAATCGTTTCATTACTGGATCTGGTAGATCATTAGGTATGAGCGGTTACTTTACATCTTACGAGCATGTAGATGGACACACAGTAAATGTGGTAAAATTACCATTATTTGACCATGGTCCAGTAGCACAAGCTCGTGATAAGCACCCTGTTACAGGTTACTCAATGGAGTCTTACAGAATGGTATTTGTTGATCAATCAAATTATGATGGTCAAAATAACCTTCAAATGATCAATAAGAAAGGTCGTGAGATGATGAGATGGTGTGTAGCAGGATCAGTAGTTCCTAGAGGGTTTGATGCAGGTTCTTCTAGAGCATCTGATGTAGACGGTGCATCTGTACATATGTTAAAAACAGCAGGTATAATCTTAAGAAGATTTGATACTTCGTTGGATATTTCGTGTGTAGCTGTATAGGCATTAATTTGCGTTTTATATATATTGGTTTTTGATTGAGGATGTGGGGGGAAACCCCCACGTCTTTAATTATTAATAGTAACGGGGAGTTATTCTTTACACCCACCTAATTTAAACTTTAAAAGAACAACAATTATGAGTAGTAAAAAAATATTTTTAAGGAGACGAGAGATTTTAAATCACTTACCTAAAGAAGTAAGAGCGGAAGCTGTTACAAGATTGAGCAGTGTTTATGTAAATAGACAACCACTAAAAGGTTTTGATCGTACAGACGAAGCCAAATATTTAGATGGAATTTTAGATGTAGCTCCAACACATCCAGATTGGCCAAAACACACTAAAGAATTTTGGGCTAATCTAGCGATACCAGTAGGATTTACAGGTGTTGAGTTAGAAATAGGAAAAGATGCAGATGATAATCCACTTAGTGTTATGGATTATATAAAGTATAATTTTGCTCTTAGGCATCCTCAAGTTGTTTAAACAAAGATGAGATGACTAAAAGTCAACAATTAAGATTTTATATTCATGATATATCAAGAGACATAAAGAAAAGAAATGTTGAAATACAAAAAAGAAAAGATGCGGATAAAGAGTTCATTAAAATTTCAGCAAGTATAGATAGCATGAAAAGAGTAATGAGAGTTTTATCTGATTCTAATCCAGATAGAATGTCAGAAGAACAGCTTGAAAATGCTTTGTATGAAATTAAAAATACTAATCCTATGAAATTTGTGAAAGTTTGTAGAAATTCAAACTTAACAGTATTAGCAGAGATTAGACAATTAATTTCAGCAGGAGTATTAAGAAAGATCGGAAATCAAGTTATTTTTATTGATGAAGTAATTGGAGAAAATAATGAAGATGCCGTAGTATATTTAAAAGATAAAAAGAATTCAGGACAATTAACAATAATGAGAGCAAAGCTTAAAGAATTATCTTTAGTATAATATGAATGTACAGGAAATGCATATAGCGGTTCAGCAAGGAGTGGATAAGATTAATTCACTCCAAGCTGATCTGTTATTACCAGAAGAAATAGATTTAGAATTAACAAAAGCTCAATCTAAATTTATTAATTTAAAATATGGTATAAATAATAAATATCAATTAGGATTTGAAGGTAATCAAAAACGTATAGATGATTTAAGAATATTAGTTTCTGAGTATGAAGATGTAACTACATACAAAGAAAACTTATTTAAAAATATTCATATAGATAGTTTTACCTTACCTGATGATTACATGTATTTAGTTAATGCTCTAGCTCGTGTATACACAGATAACTGTGATCCTATGTCTTGGAGTATAATATACCCACAAGATTTTTATTATTTTAGAATTAGTATGAACGGTTTTCTTGCTAATGAAAAAACACAAATAATTGAGCAATTATCAATTATGGAGGACCCAGCAGCAGTAGCTCCAGTTACTATACCTTTATGGACAAATGGATCAACATTTACATATCCTACAGGAATGACAGGAGCACAGGCAGCTGTATTAGGTTCAGGAGTTTCAGGAATAACCATGCATTGGGAATCAATAGCGCAGTTAAATTATCCAGATGAAATAATTGTTGTAATAGATCCTTTATCACATCCTACTTTAATAACTAATTTTTCTACTGCTGCAATAATTGGATTAGATCTTGCAGGATTACATATTTCTAATTCTCCATTAGTAAAAACTAATTTAGCATTCTCAGAAAAAAGAACACCTACAGCATCAGCTAGTTTAACTTTAGAATCTTATCCTTTAAAATATGGACAACAAGATGATATATTTAGTATGCTATCTGATCCTTTTAATACAACAAAGTATACAAATCCGTTGTATACGGTAAGACAAAATACACTAGATGTACACACTAGTGATATATTTATAATAAATAGTGTAAAATTAACTTATCTAAGAAATCCAAGAGAAATTTCCTTATCTTTGATTTTTAGTTGTGAACTGCCCGACCACACGCATAGAGCGATTGTGGACATGACAGTGAGTAGCATTTTAGAGTCTATAGCAGACACCAGATATGCAACTCATGAAAGTGAGGCAAATAAAAATGAATAAAAATTAAAAAAATTTAGAAAAAATGGCAAGACAACTTTTAGTCGG